CGCCCACATCTCTGTGGGCACCTGCAGTGCATCATCCATCGAGGACAGTAATGTCCTCTATCCAAGAAGGGAACTATTGCGATGTCGAGTTCTGGTAGTAGAGAACGATCTCTTCCATGTATTGGAAGAGTTGTCCTTTCCGTGCCTTTTGGTTCGGATGTCCGTTGGAAGGACATTACTATCAGAACCGGGAAACAGAAAACTGTTTCCGAAAGCCATCCTGTGAACCGTAATACTGGTTCATATGATGCTGGCGGCCCGTTTTTCACGAGCCGTGTTGAGTATCACCTTGGTGATTCTCATATCGAGAATGCGTACAATTGGAGTTACCAGTCATATATGTCTGGTCCCGTGCGTACGCCTTTCCCGTCCAGTGGCGAGATGAGTGACATTGGGTTTCAAAACACCGGCCTGGCCTACGGTTCCTCTAACGAGAAATCGATGGCCGTGGACGGCACCAATGCTATCTCATACGCCAGCCCTACTAACCCAGTGTCCAATCTCGGCACAACCTTGGCTGAAACCTTTAGGGAGGGAGTTCCCTCTCTTCCTGGAATTCAGTCATGGAAGCGCCGAACCGAAGCCGCTAAGGCTGCGGGTAGTGAGTATCTTAACTACCAGTTCGGGTGGGCTCCCCTCGTTGATGAAGTACACAGCGTGGGGAACACTGCCCGGCATCACCGATCTCTTATGAAGCAATATGAGAAAGGTGCCGGTAGAGATACTCATAGGACATTTAGGTATCCATCGCAAACCGTGAACAAAGGTGAAGTCCGGGGAGCAGCTTACCCATTAGCTTCTGGGTTTGACTCTTCCTGGACCAACATCAATGTTCCGGCACCACAGCGATCTATCTCTCTGGTTAGAGAGACAAGGAGATGGTTCGAGGGGATGTTTACCTATGCGCTTCCATCGTCAACAGACAGTTGGCGAAAAGCGGATGGGTTCGGCCAAGAGGCCGAGCATCTCTTCGGGTTGTCTCTTACTCCCGATGTTCTTTGGGAGTTGACGCCGTGGAGTTGGGCCGTCGATTGGTTCTCGAACGCTGGTGAGGTTATTAATAACGTCACCAACTTCGGGACAGCCGGTCTTGTGATGCGGTATGGTTACCAGATGGAAGAAACCATCGAAACGGTAACCGCTGAAAGTGGATCAATGGGATTTGCCCGTCCGGTCGACAGAAGTCGGCCGAACGGTCCCTATGAATCCATCTATGCAGCGCCTTGCACTAGTAGTATAATATGTACTACAAAGCGCAGGCTTCCCGCAAGCCCCTTCGGGTTTAGCGTTGGTTGGGAGGGTTTGTCACCGACCCAGCTCGCTATTACTGCGGCACTTGGTATTACCAGGTTGCTGTAGCAGATTCACTGCAAACACCAACGTGGCAACATGCCACAGAACAAAGGAGTGTGCCTATGGCACTGACCGACCCGCAAAAATTCAAAGAAGTCGCCGGGACGGAAGTTACGGCTCCCCGTGTTTCTACGGGGAACTTTAATTCCATCTACGAGACCTCTGATGGCCTGAACGTTCTTACTGTTTCGACCTCACAGTCGAACAGTAACCGTAAACGCCATCTAGTGCGGATCGACGTGAGTAAGCTCGCAACTAATCCGTATGAAGAAACCAAAAAACAGGAAATATCGATGTCCGTTTATTTGGTCATCGATCGTCCTGTCGCTGGTTTCACTGTGGCTGAAGCGAAGAAACTGGTCGAAGGCCTTGTCGGCCTTCTTTCGGCATCTTCGTACAGCCTCACTGAAAAGGCGATTGGCGGGGAGTCTTAGACTCTTCGTCATCTTTCTTTTCATTCATCCGGTTATCCTATTGAATTAGGAGGGTTGCGAATGCGTGGTGATTATGATTATAATCACGCAACTTCCGGGTCCCAGTTCATTGCTTTGATTGTTATCATTGCAATGATGGTTCTCGGAGGGCTTACTCTAGGCCTGGTTCTTCTCACAAGTATTTTGTGAGTTGAACCTCCCTTCAGTGTGACAGGCTAAGGATAAATATCTCTATAAGGAGAATTTATGAAAAGCCTGACATCACTCTGGAATGTGCTAGCCGAAGAATTGGCTAGCAGATGCGGCACTAGCACCACCATGGACATTAATACCGTCCATAGGCGAATCGAACACGAGGGTATGTCGTTTCTTACGATTACCCTTCCAACCTACGGTAAAGACTTTCAGTATTGTCTTGACCAAGGGTTGGTCGTTCCCGAATCCTTTCTTTCTTTTAGAAAGTCAGGATCATGTCTCCCCTCATTTCTGAGAGGTTTCATGGAACAGGTGTTCGATTCTAGTACTGGCATCCTTCTGGATGATCCAGACATAGACTCTATCTATGCTGTAAGACAGCTGACGCTGATCTTCAGTAAGATGGAGCTACCATGCACTCCCGCAAGGGAGCGTAAGGCAATGTCCGAATATATCCAGTGTGATAAGGAGATCGAAAGTGACAGTGAAACCGTACCTAAGTCTGATTATTCTGACTTTGGTCGTATTAGCCGTCTACTTTTTGGTGATATCCTCACTGGCCTAGATAGAGATATCTATACCGGTGAAATCACTCCCAAACACGGACCAGGCGCGACTGCTGAGCGACTTACTAGCAATAGTAAGTATCTCACTCGTTACTGGACCGATCGCCTCGAGAAAGTTTTCCACGTTGGAGACTTTCTTTATCCTAACCTCCGTCACATTGACGGTGGTTATGGCGATGTCGATTTCCTAGAACCCGATGCAGAGATGCCCTCACGGGTTATCTCTGTACCTAAGACGCAAAAGACACCACGCATCATTGCCATCGAGCCCTCTACTGTACAGTACGTACAGCAGGGGATACTTGAGTCGATGATGCAGCATATTCGTTCATCGTTTATGAACGAGTTTATCGGATCTGATACCCAGGAGCCTAACCAGCTCTTGGCTCAGAAGGGTTCCCGTGACGGGTCCCTCGCTACACTCGATTTGAGTGAGGCGTCTGATAGGGTGTCTTTACAGCTCGTAGAAGAGCTACTCGCTCGGAATCCTCTTGCAAAAGAGGCAATCCTGGCTTGTCGCTCCCTTCGGGCTTCCGTGCCTGGCCATGAAACAATTACATTGGCCAAGTTCGCGTCTATGGGTTCTGCTCTCTGTTTTCCCATTGAGGCGATGGTTTTCATAACTATCACCTTCCTGGCGATTGAGAGAGAGCAAGGATGCCGGTTTACCCATAAGCGGGATTTCCTTCCGTTTATGGGCCGGGTGCGCGTCTATGGGGATGATATTGTAGTTCCCATAGATTATGTGCATACCGTTGTGGATCTTCTCGAGCACTTCGGTGCAAGAGTAGGTCGCCAGAAGTCTTTCTGGACCGGAAGGTTCAGAGAGTCATGTGGCAAGGAGTACTATAACGGGCATGACGTTTCCATTGTCAAGGTCCGTAAGGTATTTCCTTCGCATCGGCAGCACGTTGCTGAGGTACAATCAATCGTGTCTCTTCGTAACCAGTTCTATGAACATGGTTGCTGGAGTACGGCTGGTTGGCTGGATGGGCAAATAAAGAAAGTATTAAAATACTTTCCTAATGTTCTACCCACATCCTCAGCGTTGGGTCGTGTCTCCTTTCTTGGTTATTTACAAGAGAGGGAATGCGAGCACTTGCATAGGCCTTTGGTAAAGGCCCATGTAGTGTCTTCGGTATCCCCTCGAGATCCTCTCGACGGGACTGGAGCTCTGCTTAAGTACTTCCTTAAGCGCGGATCCGAACCCGCGTTTGATGGAAGGCACTTAGAACGTGCTGGACGTCCTCGTACCGTTCGCATCAAAACGAGGTGGGTAACCCCATACTAATGGGGCCCCTGGACTGACCCTATGTTAGGGTCTGGCTCTTAATTGAGCCAGGGAG